TCAGGGCACCGAGGTGGTGGGCTGACTTAAACCAAACAGCCTCCGCAGAAACCGGGGCGATTCAATCTTGCGCTTGAGCACCCTCCCACCCACACGCATCTGCAAATAGAACACCTTCTTGGTCATGGAGACGCGCAGACCGAAGCCGGTCAATTCGTCATCCATGTAGAAGAGCTGATCGCCCCCAGCAGCGGGGGCAAGGGACTTCACGAAGGACTGCGTGAGCTTGGGCATCTCTTGGACTCCTCTAGGCTACACGTAGCCTGTTCCAGGCTACACATAGGCTACAAACGGGCTACAACTCGATCGCAGCCCTTCCAAGTTCAGCAAACTTCAGCGTGCTGAAAAGTCTTTATAAATCAAAGACTTAGCGCCAAGATAGCGGAATTTCTCAATGCCAGCAAGGGCTTGCGAAATGCCACTGTATTTTTTTATGAGTCCTCTGCTCTGACCAACTGAGCTAACGCCCCAGGATGCGCCGCCAGGGTCTCGTCGGCAGGGCAGCGGCGGCTATTGTATGTGCTACTTGTGGTGGCTCAGGGCGTTGGACACCAGTTTGGAGGTGATGTCCACGATCTGGATCATGCGGTCGTAGGGCATGCGCGTGGGGCCTATCACGCCCAGCGTGCCGACCACCTGGCCGTCGACCTCGTACGGCGCGCTCACCACCGACAGCTCCTCGAAGGGCACGACCTGGCTCTCGCCGCCGATGAAGATGCGCACGCCCTCGGCGCGGCTGGAGATGTCCAGCAGCCGCAGGATCTGGGTCTTCTGCTCGAACAGGTCGAACGCCCGGCGCAGGTGGCCCATGTCGCCGGAGAAGTCGCTCACGGCCAGCAGGTTGCGCTCGCCCGAGAAGACGACCTCTTCCTGCGACTCGGACAATGCCTGCGAGCCCGCGTTCACCGCGGCCTGCATCAGCGCCGCGATCTCGCCGCGCAGCTTGTCCACCTCCAGCCTGAGCCGCTCGCGCACCTGCTCCATGGTCAGGCCCGCGTAGTTGGCGTTGAGGAAGTTGGCCGCCTCCACCAGCTGGGACTGCGTGTAGTCGGACTCCGTGAAGATCACGCGGTTCTGCACGTCGCCGTCGGGCGAGACGATGATCACCAGCAGCCGCCGCTCCGACAGCCGCAGGAACTCGATGTGCCGGAACACCGAGGTGCGGCGCGGCGCCATGACCACGCCCACGAACTGCGAAAGGCTGGACAGCAGGTGCGCCGCGTTGGCGATCACCTTCTGCGGCTGCTCGGGCTTGATCTGCAGGGCCGGCAGCTGCTCCTGCTGCACGGTGAGCATGGTGTCCACGAAGAGCCGGTACCCCTTGGCCGTGGGCACGCGGCCGGCCGAGGTGTGGGGACTGGCGATAAGCCCCAGATCCTCCAGGTCTGCCATCACGTTGCGGATGGTGGCAGGCGACAATTCGAGGCCCGATGCCCGCGACAGGGTCCTGGAGCCCACCGGCTGCCCGTCGGCGATGTAGCGCTCGACCAGCGCCTTCAGCAACAACTTGGAGCGATCATCAAGCATCGAACCATTTTACCGATGTCACTTGGCCCAACGGCCCCGCCGTTCGTACCGGTGTATATGGTCCCTCAGACACGAAACCGACACCCCGAGCATGTCAGCCAGGACCGCCTGGGTGTACCAACCGCTTCGCCATGCCTTGACGGCCTGAGCCGTATCCCCATCAGACAAAGCCCGTTTCACTCCCCAAGTCTTCCCCGCCGCCCTCGCGGCACGCTGCCCCGCCAAGCAGCGCTCCCGAATCAGCTCCCGTTCAAACTCAGCAAACGCCGTCAGCAGATGCAGAAACATGCGTCCTTGCGGCGTGTCGGTCTCAATGGCTTCGGTCAGCGAACGGAAGCCCACGCCCTTGGCCCTAAGAACATCGAACACCTTGACGAAATGCGAGACCGAGCGAGCCAAGCGATCCAGCTTGTACACCACAAGCACGTCGCCGGCCCGGAGCTGGAACAGCAGCTTTTCAAGCTCAGGACGCTCCTTAATCCCGGAGCGCTTTTCTTCGACAACCCGGTCTATCCCAGCACGCCGAAACGCAGCTAGCTGCACAGCCGTGTTCTGCTCCAAGGTCGAAACCCGGGCATACCCCACAAGCATCCCACTTCCTCCTTTGCAGGAAATCTAGAAGCCCTCGCCAATCGGCAAAAGCTCGAAATGCCGGCCCCATGAATGGTGCGTTTTCAGACGTGTGTCAGGTCCACGATGTAGCGCCTCAACCAGCCAAGCAGCGCCCTCCGCATGCGTTGCGCAGCGCGTACCGCAGAGCCATCTATTTATCAAGGGCAAGGGCTTCGCCGCCGTACTCACCCGTTCGGTGCTCGCCTACGGCTGCGCTCCGCATGCGGCTTGCGTGCGGCCCCTTGACAAATAGCTGTCCCTGCTGTCGAGCGTTCCTTACGGACATGGCCACCACGCGACCGCGTCGTGTCCATGCCCTACAGGAGTAACGCGCCATGATCGCCAGCAACTACCGCAAGTTTCCCGAAGCCCTCGCGCTGCAACTGGTGCTGCAATGGGGCCATCGGCTGGTGTGGGCACTGCCCCGGCCCACGACACGCATCCTGAGGGCGATCCGGGCAGCTCGCGGCGCGGCCTTCAAGGCGGCGGGGCGCGTGGTCTATCCGGTGAAGCGCGTTGCACCGGCCTGGGTGCGCGAGGCGGGCAAGAGGGCGCGGGCGCTGGGGGCAATGGTGCGCAAGGCTCAACGCCCCCTCGACTTCAATGCACCGCGCAAGCTCAACGCATTCGCACAACGCATCGCGGACATGAGAGAAACCTTCGACCGCTACGTGTTCAACATCAGCGCGTGAGCACGGAACGCACTTCCGCATTGCGCGCGGCCAGTCCCTGCGACCACTCCGACACTGCCCCGGGCTGCTGCGGCTGATTGGCCGGCAAATGGACATTGACGATTGGCGCGGCCTGGGCCGGCGCTGGCGCAGGTGTCGGCGCAGGCCTGGGCGGCGGGTTTGCCGCTGGCGTGAGCTGGGCCTGTTGCCAGTCCACGAAGAAGCCATGCTTGACAATCTGCAGGCAAACTTCCCTTGACGCGCGCAGATAGGTGCCCTGCTGGCTATAGCAGTCGCAGCGCTCGCCCATGCTCACGCACGCGGCCGGATAGGGCGCAATGGCGGGTTTCGTGACCTCATCGTAGGCCGGGGCGGTGTGCGGGAAGTCAGGCAGGCGCGGCTTACGATGCGTCAGGTATTGCGCAACCGTCATGCGCTCGCCCGGCGCTGTCGATGCACCGCCAGAGGCAACCATGCTTGACGCTTGAACCTGCTGCGGCTGCTCCTTTGCCTTGCCGATGCCCGGCAGCTTGGAGAGGGCGAACCAGCCCAGGACAGGCACCGCGAGCACGCAAGCCAGAAGCACCCACACCTTTGAAGGAATGCGCTTCTTGCCGGTGTGCAGGCTGGCGGACTTGTACCAGCCGTAGACCTCCTTCGGAAAGGCCTGCATGCTCACCTGAGCATCCTTGCCGCTGCCCGATTTCTCGCAATTCGGATTGACGGCCGGCCACTCCAGCACGCTCACCATGTCCACGCCGAAGCTACGTTTAAGGTGCCGATGCCATCCAGGCGGGCCGATCAGGCGGCGCACGAAGCTATCGATGTTCTGCGGGTGCTGGGTGACGAGGTAGAAATCGAAGCCACGGCGCCGATGCTCGGCCAGCATCTTGACGTAGTCGGGCGGTGTCTGACTGGGCGGGCGCAAAGGGAAATCGTTGTGACACTCATCGACCAGGAAGATGGTGCCGTCCGGCTCGGACTGCCAATCCTTCATGTCGATCTTTTTCCAGCTCGACAGCTCGCCGCCCTCGATCGGTTCAAAGCGGCCGTTGTGGCAAACAGGGCGGGTTTCCTTGAGCTGGCGCTCCCGGACCCACTTGAGCGTGTTCAGGGTCTTGCCCGCGCCATTGGCGCCGGTGATCAGGTACAGCATTACGTATGAACCCAGCGTTTGAATGTATCGCCCGAAATGCCATTGAGGATCAGGCGGGCCGTGATGGCGCTGGTCACGATGCTGATGGACACGCCGACCTTCATCGTGCCGAGCATGCCAATGACTTCGGGCGGCAGCATGCCGATGGAAGACAGCGCTTGCGACTTCATCCAGCTCAGGCTTGCATTGACGCCAGTGAACGTGATGACCGCAATGCCCAGGGCGACCAGCACGCGACCCGCAAGCGTCGCCACGATGTTGATAAGCATGCCGCCGATGGCGGCGATGAATACAGGCATGGTCACCCCCTTCCTACGATGCGAACGGCCAAGAGCAGAGACACGGCCACGAGGACGTTCCCCAGCATGGCCAAGTACGGACAAATCACACTGATGGGCAGGCTGATCGACTGGCCCAGAACAGAGATGGACAGATCCGAGATACAGCCACCGCCGCCAAGGGCATCGGACATGTCGATGCGGCCCGTCATGTCCACGGTTTCATTACCCGGCAGATCGCTGGTTACCTTGCGATTGGGGTCCTTTGCCTTTTCGGTGTCATAAAGCAGTGACTCATCGGATTGATCGTCAAAGAGCTTGCAATTGCGCAGATGCTGCTCTTTGGCAATGGCACACTGGATCGCATCACCGTCGCAAGTGAAGCTCGCAGCACAGGAGCCGCCAAAGGTGCCATTCTTGCAGATGGGCGAATCGGGGTTCTCCTTGCAAAACCCACCGCCGTTGCCATCCCCACCGCCACCATTGCCACCCCCGCTGCCGCCCCCACTGCCTCCCCCCGCCGCAGGATCGCCAGAACCGCCCCGGCCGTTCTGGTTGCGCGTGCTACCTGTCGTGTCATCCGCGCCCTGACAAACCGCACTCTCGGGGTTCTTGGCGCAGTACGCGCCACGTGTCGTGGTCGTTGTCGTGGTGTTGCCGGGGCCGGTGCTGCCCGGGTCTTTCAGGGTCGTTTGGATCGTGCACTTCTCGCCCTCGCACTTGATTTCCGTTTTCTGCTCTTTGATGTTCCCCTGCGCATCGGTGACCTGGGTCCAGTCGATGCCTTCGGTGTAGCCGCTGGAGGGATCAATGCAGACGTCCACACCATTGACGGAACCCTCGAAACCCCTACAGGGCCCCTGTGGCTCGGCGGGGGGAACGTTTGGAGGGTCACCCGGCTGGCCGTCCAAGCCAGGAACGCATGCCCGACCCTGGACAGGACCAACCATCCACGAATCCCCCCAATAACGCCAGGGGCCACCATCGGTAAGTCTTCCCTTCATCGTCGGCGTGAAGTTATGCATACACCCCGGAGGATCATCGGGGCCACCGATGCCAAGCTCCGAGTTAGACATGCAGACCTGAAACGGCTCGTCCAGTGGATAGGCAGAAGTCGAATCCACAACGCCCTCGCGACCGCCAGCCCAGCTCCAACTGTTGTAGAGCGCAGCCAAGTCGCCGCATTTTTGGTCAGCCGTAGGCGGCGTCTCGTCCGAACAATCTGCGCCTTCTAGATTGCGAACGGAAATACCCCAGCTAAACACATATCCATCATTGGTGCGAACAACGCACTGTTCGGCCTCAACGGCGGCTGTATGCGGTGACGAATAACGGCTAGAAGCATATGCGCAAGCACTTTCCCGAGTGCGATGCCAGCCACCAGCTTCACCGTATGAATTAGCAACAATATATTCCTTGCATACCGTTTCAGCGAATGCAGGTGCGGCGGAAATGCAAAGAAAAAAGCAAATCAGGCGGTGAATATGAGCCATGCCGCCCCCAGCATTGCGATGATCACGAACAGGCCCATGAGTCCCCCCCCTTGACGAAGCGCCCACCGTGGGCGCTTTGGCAAAGGCCCCTGCCGGCCGGCCAGGGGACGCTTTGTGTCAGCCGCTTAGCTGATGGCGCGGCGCACCCACTTGAACGAGGCGACGGCGACGATCACCGTCAGGACGGCGGCGCCGATCAGGCCGATGGGGGCGATGGTGTCGTTGATTTCCGAAACCACGGCGGTCACATCGATGGCGGCGTGCGCGGGGATGGTCGCCAGGGCCAGGGCACCAGCTGCGGCAGCAGCGGCGAGGCGGCGGGTTTGGGCGTTGATGCGGTTCATGGATTTACTCCTCATTGGTTGATGAATTGCCGTCGGTTCTCAAGGCCTGGATGGCCGAGCGGAATGCCCAGCCCACGGCCCACACCAGCAGGACGGCGCTGCTGATTGCTGCGCCTTCGGCCGGGCTCAGATCGAGCACGGGAAGGCTGATTTCGTGTTGCACCGTGACCGTGCAGGCCCCGGTGCATTGAATGGTTTGGGGGTCAGCCATGGCCTACCCCGTGTATGTCGTCCAGGTCCACGACCAAAGGTCGGTGGAAGGGTTCGGTGTGGTCCTCGATAAGCTGGGCACAGCTTTCGAGGTCCGGTACCGTGCCCGCCTCGCGCAGCAACATCACCCATTCCGGCTGTCCGTCCTCGAAGGACGGGGCCAGGAATTGGCCGGTGGTGCCGGACTGGATGACGTAGGACATCAGGCGGCCTTTGCGCTGGGGGCGGGTTTGATGGCCAGCAGCGTGAGCTTGGCCGCGCCTTCGGCACCGGCCACGATGTCAAACTCGCATTGCACGGGCACGCCACCCAGGGGCCACGAGCTTTTGAGGTGCACCCACTTCTTGAACTCTTCAGAAGTACCGCACTTGAAGGGGCGCGTCACGACACCGATGGATTCGCCCATGGCGGACTGGCCGAGGTCCACCGAGATATGGAAAGTCGTGCTGTCGAAGCCGCGACCCTCGATTTCGCCCTTGCTGGACTTGATGCCGTGCAGGACGGCAGTGCTTTGCATTTTCATGGTGTGGTTCCTTGAGATGGGCCGTCACGCTGCCTGGAGTCCGACGCGGCCAAAGCCGGAGGCAGAAACTTTCATGTGGGCCTGCTGGTACACGCGCTTCACTTCCTCGCGCGAGAACTTGGAGAGCCGGCGCGGCAGCTCGGCGCAGTTCTCGATGAAGCTCGCCAAGACCTCCTGATCCATGCAGAGGAAGGCGAGCGCGGCGGACTTACCGGCGGTGGAGAAGAACCAACGTGCATTGCGCGTGCACTCGGCTTGCAGGGTCTCCAGCGGCAGGCGCGGCTCTGTCTTGATGGGTTCGGGCTCGGCGACTGCGCCGTGCTCGGCGAGCATGTCCGCGTGCCATTGGCTGGCGCCCGCGAAGAAGTCCGCCGGGCGGCGCAGCATGTCGATGGGCAGAAGGCGCTTTTGATTGCCGTAGCGCAGTTCGATGCGCTGCCAGCCGGTGGCATCCTGCTTGCCGTAGAGCTGCACACCCTTGTCGTACACGTTGGTCTGCTTGCCGGCCGCCTTGCTCCCGAAGTAGAAGGATCGCCCCACGCCGCCCGGCCTCCAGGCGCCGACGCAGTTGTGTTCAGGCCGGTGGCCGAGGTGGTCCATCAGGCCGGCGTCGTAATCGGCGGCAACCCTGTCCATGCCGCCCGCGATGCCGCCAAAGAAGTCCAGGGCCAGATCGCAGCGCGTGATAAGGGCGCGGTGGTCTTCCAGGTAGTCAGCCATGGCCTCGGGCCAGCCAGGGCGGGCGAAGGTGCATGCGTTGCCGTACAGGTTGCAGTGCAGGGTTCTGGCCTGGGCCTGTTGGCGCGGGCTGTCGCCCGATGCCAAGTAGCCGACCCAGCCGCACTCCACGCCTGCGCGTGTGATGCTCCAGCGGTGCCGGTAGAAGTCGTGGCCTTTTTTGATTTCAGGGTCCACCGCGAAGCCCTCGCCGAGGATTTCGCAGACGTTGTTGGCAAGCTCCAGCGCCTGGGTGGACGCGGCGAAGTCGGGATCGGGCAGATCGCGCAGCAGGCGCACCAGATCGCGCCGCCTGCGGTCGCTTTCGTTGGCGGTGCCCAGGTAGTCGGCGTCGCTTTCCGGCACGGGAAACAGGTGTTCGACCGTGGGAATGGGGGCATGGCGCAGGTTGACCGTGAAGCGCAGCCAGTCCACATGCACGGGCGAACAGGTATGAAGGCGCTCAGCCTCAAGGCGCAGCTTGACTTCGTTGCCTTCCAGAACGAGGGACGAAGGGCGCGTCATTTGCTCACCTCGGCAGGGTGGTCGAAGTTGTCCCCGTGATTACCATCGGGGACTGTCAATGTGGCTACGCACCCCCCAAAATTGATAGCACCCGAGGCGCAGCCCGCAGCAGCGGGCGCGACGGCCGCGCTCCGCTTGCCGTCCGCCGCGCCCGCTGCTGCACGCTGTGCGAGCACTTGCCGCAGGTTCTGGCGGGCGAGAAAGTCGGCGATGGACATCCACGCGGCGCGGTTGCGCTCGGTGGCCGGTGGCATGTGGATCAGGGCCGATTGGCCGTTGTTGATGGGCTTCATTCGCCACACTCCCGCGCTTCGCAGCGGTCAATAAACCAGCGCGAAAACCAGCCAATGAGGGGCTGACACACCCAATGGAAAATGGCGAGCGCCAACAGGCAACAAACCGTCATCCATACCGTCAACATCCAAAGAGGTTCACTGGTGGAATTGATCGTCAATGAAGTGTTCGCGGCAGCATCCATCGCAATCGCCATAGGAGCGATATGGACAGTGCTCTTCATCAAAAACAAGAGGGCCGAAAAGGCCGAACGCAAAGCAGAGCGCGACGCCCTCCTCGCGCCAGGACGAGAGGCCGCACGCAAAAACCGAAAGCCGCGCTGAAGGAAGCCCACCCCCTGCCCGGCGATTGGAGCCGGCAAGCTGGCCGCCGTTTGGGTGGCAGGGGATGGGCAAACCGTTTTCGGGTTCATGCGATGCTTCATGCTTCACCCCTTTGAATGGAGGAAGCATGAAGAACGAGCAAACCCCAGAGGTCACCGCCGAATTCCTCGAGAGCGCGGTGCAAGACACAGCCGACATGCTGGAGAAAATTGGCGCAGCGGAAACCATCGACACATTCAGCGCCTTCATGCTGGCTGGTTACCTGGGCAATGCCATGCGCAACGGGTACACCCAGCGCAAGGCTGAGACCCTGCGGCAACTCAATGAGCTTCAACAACGCCTCATGACGAGCGGCAAGCCCGCGCAGATAGCAAAGGGTGCCCTCATCGAGGCTTTCATCGTCGGCTGGATTGGCTTGGAAAAGCTCAAGTGACGAAGGGTGGGGGATGGGGTGCATGCCAGCTCCTAAAAGCGTTACACAAGTTGCATAACGAGCGGGAGCCTATCGTTATTCACAAGGAATAACAAGAGCCGAGTATGATTTATTCAACTCGTGTAACTTTTATACAACACGAGTAAAGGAGCAACCATGCACAGCACTATGAATTTGCTAGCAGACGCCGAGCAAGTGAAAGACCTCAGCGCCTGGGCTGAATCGCTTGGTCTTACAAAGCGCGCGCTGTACACGGCAAAGTACCGGGGAAGCCTGAGCCCTGCTATTGCTGGCGCACTAGCAGAAGAGCTGGGAAAAGACCCAAAGGACTGGATCGTCGTTGCAGCACTGGAATCTGAGCGAGACAGCGCATGCAAAGAGCGCATGCTCAAGCGCGTGCGCAAGATGACATCACTTTAA